CGATAGGATGGCTGTGCCACCCTACTGTTTGGTTCTGTGGATCATAAGAAAGGCCAATCAAAACACCATCACTACGCACAAACCATAAGATTAGCTCTGGTTCTTGCTGCCAAATCATGTCAGTCAAACCACCACGCGCCAGATGTTCTGCCAAGACGGTTAAATCGCGTCCAACAAGACCATCAGTATCCAAGTCAAACGTAACCTCTTTAACCTTTTCTTGGCCCTTTTGAATTAAGATGGTGCTTGCTCCAGCACGTATCGGGCGCACATTTGATGATCCAAAAGTAGTTTCTCGCAGTACGTTTACATTCGTTGGTGTTATAGGTTGTGTGCCTGTGCCGCCAGACATCGTAAACTCTGCGCTTGATGTCAGGACTTGCAGAAAGCGTCCCTGTATCATGTGCTTGATGACGTTTACTTGGTCTGAAGCAATCGTCACGTTGATTGCATTGTCATCCACAGTGCCAGGTGTGTGGTTCTCAAAGTCAGCAGTGACAGAGCCAAAGATTGTTTGCGGTTGAGCCGTGGTGCCAGCAAAGAACAAACGCTCTTCAAAAAAAGCAATCGCTCTTGGAAAGCCATTACGAATACTAAACGCACCACGCGACCAGTTTGTTGTTCCTGATGTCGCGTTTGCAGGAAGCACTAAGTCATTGATAACACTATTAACTGAACTGTTTTGCACAATCGCGGTTGCTGTAGTTGCGTTTGTAACAGCGGTAATTTTTACAAAGCCTGTGCCACTGTGTTGGTACTGCCAAGTGTGGTTGCCGTAAACTTCTGAGCCAGAAAGATGCACAGGTGCCTGTGCGCCAGTTGACTCGTTAGTTCCTGAATCTGTTTTTTTGTAGACGTTGCCGTTGAAATGAATAATGTCATTTTGTGAGTAATTATCGCTTGTAGACCACTCATCGTGAGATACCTCAATTACATCTCTAAATCTAAATATAGAACCAACATCCTTAGACGCATCAAACAAATCTGCCGACGCAGTAAGTGTTACTGTGCCAGTGTTTGCGTTTGCTGTAATGGTTGTCGTTGTTGAGTTTTCATCTTCATAAGGGCCATCAATAAAGTCTATGTCAGCAAGCGTAAAGCTAGTTGTCGTTGTTCTTGTTAATTTTGCTGGCTCGTGATCCTTGTGCGCCAAGAACAGAACATCTGCTGACTGCACATGGTTTAGCTCAAACACCTCTGTTGCAGAGTATGTGGTTGTTACCTCAACAATCTTACCAGCAGTACCACCACTGCTGTATGCCGTGAACGCACTGCCATTGATACCAGATAATTCAAAAGTATTTGTTGTTTGATTGGCTACCGTAAACTCGCGGTTGTTAAGCTCGACCATACCAGCAACACTGGAAATGAAAACTCTATCTCCGTTGCTAAATCCGTGAGAGTTTGACGTTATGACAACGGGGTTCGCTGCTGTAGCACCCGTGATGGTTTTTGTTGCTTCAGTAAGTATTCCTTCGTCTTTGTAAAAACGTATGTAGTTTGCACCAAACTCAAGCACATATGCCTGCTCGTCGCTAAACTCAAAGTTGATAAGACGCACCTTGCCGCCATCTTTGGACTGCCCAGCAAACTTGGTGCCTGGACGACGGGTAACTCCCCCTTGAGGAAAGATAATCATATTCTCTAGCTTTTGTGCGCCAGAGGTGTACTTCTGTAAATCTATGCGCCCTTCCAAACGCGGAGAAAACTCTCCAGACTGGAAGTTTGTGATGATAGTTGAAACACGCGCCATTCTAGAACCTTATATTCACAAAATCATCAGCAATGATCTTATCAGGCATGCCCTCCATAGCATCTATTGATCTAGCCTCACGCAACCGTAGTTCGTAAAGCTGTTGCATACCTTGTGCCACGCTAGTGCTGCCAGTGATTGCATAGGCTGTTTCTGATGCTAGTTTGTGAGCAATAGAGCTAGACAACAGGGAGTCAAACAACTCTGTGTCTTCTACCCTAGCGATATACACAATCTGACAAGTATCCTCGTCACTCAGTATCTTGCGCCCCTCCACCTTGAACATAACCTGCGTATCGTAAGCAGCTATGTCACTGTCTACGTTGCTGTTGAAAAACGACAGAACACGCAAACAAAAAGGATCTGTGGGCAAAGTAAACTGACTAGTAAAACCAAAAGCAGGCGCATCAGAGTCTTTAGCTAGCTCTGCGCGTGTAATCGCTACATTCCAAGGGTGTGCGCGTAAAACAGAGTCACGCACGGTTTCAAAACGACGGTTACACAATCTGGCTTCTTTAGAGTTTTCTGTGAGCGCGGTGATAGTTGCAGCGCCCAACAAGTCCATCGCCTCGTTACAAATATCGACCACGGAAGGCATAGCAGTATCACCCCTTTGCAAGTAAGAGGGGGCAATGCTGCCCCCCCAAAGTTTAGTTTACAACGTACTCAATCACGAATGAGAGGTCGCCTGCGGTATCACCCGCTGCGTCAAACAGCAGACCAATAAACAGGTATCCACCTGGGTCTGAAGATTGACCTGCATCCTCCCATACTCGCTGACCGAGCAGGTTGATGTTACGCGCTTCAAACGTGACATCAGTACCAACACCGCCCACAGCACCGCGTAGGTCTGTGATTGCAGATGCATAGGCATCATCGTCAAGTGCAGTGAAAGTACCGTCACTCTCTGAATAAATGCCAACATCGCAAGTGTTGGTTGTGCCAGAATCTAGGTCATCATTGAAAAGTTTGATGCTCACGATTGCTGCGTTTGAAGGGATAGGAGCAAGCATCACTGTGTCGCTGGCAGAAAGATCTCCAGCAGCCAGTGCGATTGTTCCCATTGCAACGCGCTTTGTGCCGTGCAAAGTCCTAGCTGGAGATGCCACTTGAGGCAGTGCCAGCAGGTTGGACACGAGAGTCGTATTTACATTAGCCATTTTCTACTCCTCTCTTAGTCTGGGGTTTCATCACAGAAGATTTTGACAACCTTGGCTTCTTCCATCCGCACAGCACCAATGTCCATGCAGTAGTAAACCTGGGTCGCATAACCTTTGTCGTTGCGCTCATCAATCCTAGCTTGTACATCTTTGCCAACACCAAGAGTGATACCATCTTCAGCCCATGCAAAGCAGGATCTGATGTCATTGGAATCAATATCCAGACGGTTGGTCATAATGAACTGGAAGCCCATAAAGGTATCCACATCACCCTGAACAAGTGCCTTGATAGTATTGAAGTCCGATGACGTTACCTGCGTTGTGCCAAGCAAGTCTTCGATCTGCTTTGGCCCTACAGCAATGTAGCGTGGGATTGAAGGATCAACGTCATTCAGATCCATCTTACGCTTGGCTTCAGTGAGCTTTGCGATAGTCAGACCATCGTTTGACGATGCAGAGCCAACCATATTGTTGGTGGCATCTAGGGTTGCCGAGCCAGAACCTGTCTCACCAGTAGAGGCAGTGCCAAGTGCGGCAGTGATAATAACATCATCCATAGCGCGTCCCATCGCTGCGGCAGCAGCTTGCGCATAGCTAGATGTCGGGTCGATCAGCATACGCACCTTGTCCTGGTCATCAATCAGGTCGGCAAATTCGTATGATGCAATCGAAAGACGACGCCTTTGATGTGGCGTGTCAATCTGTGGTGTATCGGCATGGCGGCTGCTACGCAGTTGCGCAGTCACACTACCGATCTGGTCTATAAAGGCGTTCTTACCTACAACAGTTTCCAAGCGCACCGCATCCCGCAGACGAGAACCCATCTGCTGAGATAGCATCTGCACATTGGCAGAATACTGTTGTACAAACGCCGTGGTGATTTGTGTGGACATGCTGTCCTCCTCTCACACGGTTTCGTTTACACTAATGTCGGTGCGCTACCCTTTCGGACGCTCCTGGCTTTTTTAGCGCTTGTGGCGCTGCCGTCTTTCCGACTGCCAGCAGGACGTTCTTCGCCGCTACCCTGCATCACCCACTCAAAGTATTTATCTGCGAGTAGGTGAGGTTCCAAAACGTCACGCGCACTACCAAACTCGATTGCGTAACGTAAACACTCTAAGCGTATTTGTACCAATTCATTCTGTTCCATGCAATACGCCCATAAGCACATTGACCCGTTCTATCGCTCTTTCTCGCGCTACAGGGTCTTTTCTATTCATATAATCAGGGCCACGCATGATGGCGTCAATCTCTTGCTGCGCCGATTGGCGAGAAGCAAGACTTGTTTGCGCAGCATCAGAAACGGTATCCTCGCTTGTAACACTACTGCGAAACTCTGCCATTTTTGCAAAGGCACGAATAAAGTCAGGATGATTGCCAACTTTTGTGCCGTCTGCTAGTTTCATATCTAGCAAATCACCACCACCAAATTGCTTGGCAACCTTTCCAGCATCCGTAAGTTTTGCATCAAACTCTTCACCCCACTCTTGACGCAAGGCCATTTCAGTAGAGTTTCTTTGCTGGGTTTCTGCTTGAACGCTGCTTTCAGAGGCTGCGGATGCCATGCCCCTATAATATTCTAGTATTCCACTTGCCTGATCTGGTGTTAACCGCAGGCTATGAGCCATCTCTGCATAAGACTTTGCGCCATCCTCAGAAATCAACACGCCATCTGCCGCTATCTCATAACCTTCTGCGCTTTCTGGTCTGCCCAACTTATTATAAATATTATCTAGGTCTGCATCTGTAGGGTTTGTCGGGAACGGCAGTTTGTCTGCGCCAATAAGACGCTGCGCGTTTACATATGATCTAGCAAGATTACTAACGTCTTTTATAGGATTAAGACTTGGATGTTCTCTTAGGTCTTCTGGTATCATTGATAAGAAATCGTTACCAGACCCGCCTGATGCAATCTCTGCTGGTGTTTCCAGCGGTGCTGCTTCTGGCTGGGCTACCTGTTCGATAGCTTCCTCTGACATGGTTACTCCTTAATCATCATGTTGTGGATATGGAGAAGAACGGCACGCTTGCCCTCTTCAAAGGCTGTGGCATTAGGATCGCCTGCCACATAGCTTGAGGCACGCCAGTTTGAACGCGCCTCTAAGTCCCGCAAAACTTTTTGACCATGTTCTGTATCAAAAGTCTCACGATACATAAACTTTAACTCATCTATTTCCTTCACTTAGAAACCATCCTTACCGCCTGCGCTGCTTGTGCTGTTGCTGCTACGTCTTCTTGATCTCGCTGACGCTGCAGTGCTTCTTGTTGCGCTTGCTGCCTTTGCTGACGCATTTGATCTACTTCACGCTGGGTTTTTAGAGTAACCTTTGGCACCCCTAGTGAATCTGTGATATGGCGCACCAAGCCATCAGGGTCAATGTGATCTGCAACGGGCAACCCTTCTGCAAGTGGCAGTAATATTTCAAGCGCCCTCATAGTATTGTTCAGGCCGCTAGACTTCTGCGCCCTAGCCAATGGCGATACATATTCTACATCTATATCAATACCCTGAAGCACCTCTGGAGCAGGCGCTAACATATCAGCGCGTAGCATCAAAGCAAACACACGGTCAATCAATGGTCGCAACAACTCATTCATCAACCTGCCAAGCACTGG